AACATAGCTTTATACACAAGCTCTGCAACTTTAAATAAATCAACAACAGCGTATAGTTCATCAAACGAAATATCTAACACATCAGGTTCAGCTTATTCTGCAAAAGGAAAAGCATTAACAAGTGTTAACCCTGCTTTATCAACTGATACTGCATGTTGTGACTTTAATGATATTTCTTGGACATCAGCTTCTTTTACAGCTAATGGTTGTTTAATATATAATGATACAAATGCTGATAGAGCAGTTTGTGCAATCGCATTTGGTTCAGACAAAACTGTAACAAGCGGAACTTTTACAATTCAATTTCCAACAGCTGACGCATCTAACGCAATAATTCGTATAGCATAGGGAGGCAATCCTTATGGCCAATTCTTGGAATGAATCAGGCACAACCTGGGGAACAAATCGTTGGGGAACAACCAACGAAATTACTCAAGGATGGGGTGCAGACGCCTGGGGAACAGGTGGTTCATGGGGTCAAGCTACTGACGAAGTAGTTTCTTTAACAGGTTTATCATTAACATCATCACTAGGAACTCTTATATCTGGCGCTCAACAAGGTTGGGGTAGATCTGAATGGGGTGAAGAACCGTGGAGTGATAGTGATAATCCTGTTGTTACACTTACAGGTTTTGGATTAACTTCTACTCTTGGAACTCCTGTTATCACTACAGAAATAAATACAGGTTGGGGACAAGACGGTTGGGGAGTTGAAAATTGGGGTCAATCTGGACAAACAGTTTTATTAACCGGTGTTGAAGCAACTACCGGTATTGGAGAAGATGTTAGTTGGGGTAAACAAACATGGGGATCTGCAACAACTGGTTGGGGTGGAGAATATTATTTAACACCAGCAGATGTTATGGGCTTAACTGGATTGTCTGCAACATCAACTGTTGGCTCACCAACAGCTATTTCAGATGTTACACTAACTCCAACAGGACAAACTGCAACTTCTGCAGTTGGATCTTTAGATCCTTCAGATCAAACCATGGGCTTAACTGGATTAAGTTCAACTTCTTCCGTAGGTGCAATTACACCAGCAGATGTTATGGGATTAACAGGAATTTCTGCAACAGTATCATTAGGCACTATTGAAACTTCTACAAATCCTATTGTTGATGTAACGGGTCTTTCTATGACATCATCTGTAGGTTCTTTAGCACCAGCAGACGTCATGGGATTAACAGGAGTTTCTGCAACTTCGGCAGTTGGTTCAATACTACCAGCAGACGTTATGGGATTGACAGGCGTTTCAGCAACTGTTAGTGTAGGTAATGTAGCACCTATTGGTTATGAACGAATAACATGTGATCAAAGTGGTAATTATAGCTCAGTTACAACTACACAAAGTGGTAATTATACTCGTGTTGTACTGGGAGAATAATTTAATATATTATTGACAATGAGTTTAAAACAAATTAAAAAAAGATACTAATTAGGAGTACAAAATTATGGCATCAACTTATACAGCTCTCGGTGTAGAACTAATGGCAACTGGTGAAAACGCCGGTACATGGGGAACAAAAACTAACACCAACTTAAACATAATCGAACAAATTTCAGGTGGTTTTTCTGCACAATCTATAGCAGGTGGAGCACAAACTACAGCTCTTTCAGTTTCTGATGGATCAACTGGAGCAGTAATGTCTCACAGAATGATTGAGTTTACAGGTTCTATTACTGGAAACCAAATCGTAACAATTCCTCTAGATGCGCAAACATTTTATTTTTTAAGAAATTCAACATCAGGTGCTTACACAGTACAATTTAAATATGCTTCTGGTTCAGGAGATACATTTACTTTTTCTGCAACAGATAAAGGTGATCAAGTAGTATTTGCTACTGCAAATGATGGAACTAACCCAGATATATATACTATGGCTTTTGGTGATGGTGATGTAACTCTTACTGGAACACAAACTTTAACAAACAAAACTTTAACTAGTCCTAAAATTGGTACTAACATTTTAGACACTAACGGAAATGAACTAATTAATCTTACTGCAACAAGTTCAGCTGTTAATGAAATTACATTAGCAAATGCTGCTACAGGTAATGCACCAACTATTACTGCTTCTGGAGAAACTAATGTAAGTCTTAACCTTGTTCCAAAAGGATCAGGTACATTACAAGGTAATGGTTCAGCATTAAAAATAGCCGGTAAAGAAACTATATGGATTCCCGCTGCAGCCATGTACGCTGCAACTACTAATGGAGCTGATGCAGAACAAGTAGAAACAACAGCAACAAGACCAGATATGAAAGTATTTGATTTTGATGCTAGTACAAAACAATACACACAATTTACAATAGCTATGCCAAAATCATGGAATGAAGGTACTTTAACTTATCAAGTTTACTGGGCACCTAGCACGACTAACACAGGAAATGCTATTTTTGGTTTACAAGGTGTTGCATGTGCAGATGGTGATACTATCGATGTTGCATATGGAACAGCTATAGAAGTTACGGACGCCGGTATAGGAACAGTTGAAGATCAACAAGTTACAAGTGAAAGTAGTGCTATGACAGTTGCGGGTTCTCCTGCAGCAGGTGAACAATCTTACTTTCAACTATACAGAGATGCAGCGGATGGTAGTGACACATTCACTGGTGAATGTAGAGTTCTAGGTATCAAATTATTCTTTACTACTGACGCGGCTAACGACGCATAAGGAATTTAGATATGAGAGATTTAAAAAATAAACTTACATCAGGTAAGAACACAAAAAACATCCAACGTAAAAAAGGTAAAATGTTCGGTTATCAAGTCTTAGGATTTGGTTCAGGTGGTGCAGGTAATCTAATTGAAGCTAGTGGAGGAACTATTTCTGAAAGTGGTGATTTTAGAACACATATTTTTACATCAACAGGAACCTTTGTAGTCGACTCAGCTCAACCCGATTCAACAGTTGAATATTTGATTGTTGCCGGAGGAGGCGGAGGCGGATGGAATAGAGGTGGTGGTGGCGGAGCCGGCGGATTTAGAACAAATTTTCCAGCTCCTAGTGGAACACCTATATCAGCACAAACTTATCCAGTTACAATAGGAGCCGGTGGAGGTGGTAGTCAAAATGGTGTTGACTCAGCTTGGAATTCAATAACATCAGCAGGTGGTGGAAGAGGTGGTGGAGACAACGCTGGCGGTGATGCTGGAGGATCCGGTGGAGGTGGAGGATATGCTAGTTCTCCTGGTGGATCAGGTAATACCCCTCCTGTTAGTCCCCCTCAAGGTGAACCTGGAGGTCAAGGAAGTGGTCCAAGTCCAGGAAATGCTGGAGGTGGTGGTGGTGCCGGAGCAGCAGGTGCTGGAGGTGCCTCAGCTGGTTCAGGTGGAGGAATAGGAACTTATATTCCTGATGCTGCGATAGGTCCCGAAGCACCAAATTATGGTGAAGCTGGTCCTGTAAGTGATACAAGATATTTTGCTGGTGGTGGTGGTGGTGGAAGAAACCCAGCCACTCTAGTTGCAGGTGGAATAGGTGGGGGTGCAGATACAGCTCCTAGTGCAAATGGTTATCAGCCAAGTCCTAACGGTGCAGCCAATATGGGTGGTGGTGGATCTGGAGCCGGTAACGGAACAGCACAAGGTGCTGGTGGTTCAGGAATAATAATGATAAGGTATCAATATAAATAATATGGCACATTTTGCAAAATTAGATAACAATAAAATAGTTACAGAAATTTTAGTTGTAAAAGATTCAGACACATTTGATTCAAATGGTGTTGAAAGTGAAACTGTGGGAATTGAATTTTTAAAAACAGTTACTGGTCATTCAGATTGGAAAAAAACATCTTATAACACTAGAAAAAATGTGCATTATACTATTCAAGAAGATAATTCTTCTGTGCAATCAGAAGATCAATCTAAAGCATTTAGAAAAAATTTTGCATCTATTGGTTATACTTATGATGAAACCAGAGATGCATTTATAGAACCAAAACCATACGATAGTTGGACATTAAACGAAACAACATGTGTATATGATCCTCCTGTTGCTTTTCCAAATGATGGTAATGCGTATGAATGGAATGAAGAAACTACCTCTTGGGATCTAATAAATCCTGATTCAGAGTAGACTAAGACAGTAAAATAGTATATAAATATATACTATAAAGAAAGTAATGAATTTAAAAAACTATTATTGGTATTTTCAAAATGCACTCACACCTAGATTTTGTGACGAAATAATTAAATTTGGATTATTACAACAAGATACTAAAGCACAAGTTGGTGGTCAAATAGGGCAACGTAAAAAAAATAAAAAATTAGAAAAAGTAAGAAATTCTAATGTTGCATGGTTAAGTGATAATTGGATTTATAGAGAAATACAACCTTATATTAGAATGGCTAATTCACAAGCTGGATGGAACTATGAATGGGACATTTCAGAAGCTTGTCAGTTTACAATATATAATAAAAACCAATACTATGATTGGCATTGTGATGATTGGAATGCTCCCTATCAAAGAAAACTTGATGATCCAACAAACGGCAAAGCAAGAAAATTATCTGTTACCTGTTCATTGTCTGATCCTAAAGATTATAAAGGAGGAGAACTAGAATTTGATTTTAAAAACAATCCTAAGTCATCAATTGTAAAATGCACTGAAATAAAACCTAGAGGGTCTTTAGTTGTATTTCCTTCTTTTGTATGGCATCGAGTTAAACCTGTTCTTAAAGGAACCAGATATTCTTTAGTACTTTGGAATTTAGGACAACCATTTAAATAAAGGAAAGATATGAGTTTTAAAAAAAATAAATATATAATTGTTAGAAAAGCAGTTTCTAAAGAGATGGCTTTATTTTGTTATAATTACTTTCTCATGAAAAGACAGGTAGCACGTACGTTATTTGATACTCGTTACATAAGTCCGTTTACTGACTATTTTGGAATATGGAATGATAAACAAATTATGGGGACCTACAGTCATTACAGTGACATTGTAATGGAAACTTTAATGTTAAAACTTTTACCTGATATGTGTAAATATACAAAATTAAAAAATCTAACTCCTAACTATTCATATGCACGAATTTATAAAAAAGGTGATGTTCTTAAAAGACATAAAGATAGATTTAGTTGTGAAATATCTACTACTATGAATCTTGGTGGTGATGATTGGCCAATATATTTAGAACCTAAAAAAAATGTAGGTATACCCGATGGTAAAAAAATTACAAAGTATAGTAATAACAAAGGTATTAAAATACATTTAAAACCTGGAGACATGTTAATTTATAGAGGTATGGAATTAGAGCATTGGAGAGAAGAGTTTAAGGGAAGAGACTGTGGACAAGTATTTCTACATTACAATAATGCTATTACTAAAAAATCTAAAAAAAATTTATATGATACAAGACCACATCTGGGACTACCTAACTTTTTTAGAAAAAAATGAAAATAACTAATAATATTTTACCTAAATTAGATTTAAAAAAAATTATAGACATTGTAACCTGTGATGATTTTAATTGGTTTTATAATGATAAAACTACATCACTAAAAAATAAAACAAAATATAGTTATGAAGCTCCACAATTAACACATACTTTAATTATAAATAAACAAGTTAATTCTGATTGGTTATCTAAATTACATCCTGTACTACAAATAATTTTAAATAAAAAAGTTAAAAGTATCATTAGAATGAAATTTAATTTATTGTTTCCACATAAATATAAAAAAAATCAAAAACATTGTACTCCTCATATAGATAACGTTGGAGTTAAAAATTATAAAGTTTTATTATTTTACTTAGAAGACTGTGATTCATATACTTATTTTTTTAAAAATAAAAAGATTTGGAAAAAAGTAAAAGTAAAAGCAAATACATTAATTGAATTTGATGGAGATATATATCATGCAGGTTCTCATCCAAATAAAGCTAAAAGAAAAATTGTATTAAACGTAAATTATATAGAAGCTCAATAAAAAATGAAAAACTATATTACAATAAATAATTTTTTTAATAACCCAAAACAGTTAAAAAAATTTGCTTTAAAACAAAAATTTTATACTCTTAAAAACCATCCTTGGAAAGAGAGTCTAGGAAAATTTCCAGGTCTAAGAACTGACTTTATAAATAATATAGACATGAATAAATATAATTACATAATAAATCTTATTTTAAAAGCATGTGAAATATTTTATGAAGAACCGTTTCAACAATATAAATCATGGATAAGTTTTTCTTATACTTTAGATAACATAAAAACACCTGATTGGCATACAGATGAAACTTCTTTAGATGCACAATTTGATGACTTTAAAAGAAAAATAAGTGGAGTTGTATATTTAAATGAAAATGTTGATAAAAAATATGGCACTTTAATTATGAATAATAAAGAAAAAATTTTAGTTGAAAATTATTTTAATAGATTAGTTTTATATCCTTCAACTAAAAAACATAGTTTAGCTAAATCCTTTGGTAAAAATAAAAACAATGCAAGACTTGTGCTTACAATATTAATTTATTTAAAATAATTTAAGTTTAAAAAATATCTAGTTTGAGTATCGGTTTGAACTATTCCACGATGTTTAATATTAGAATCAAAAATAACTATTTTATTTTCTTCAGATTTTATAAATTTATTTTTATTTTTTATTTGTAATTCTGTTCCACCATTACAGTTATTTAAATATAAAATTGCAGTTTTAGATTTAGTTGGATAATCTATGTGCCAACCTGATTTAGCGCCTTCTTTTTTTATATTTAAGTTAGCTCTTATTTGAATAGGAGCCATACAATCTAATTGATTTAAAATAGGTACTATAAAGTTATTATAATAATCAGAGTTTATTTTAAGCTCGTTAAAAAATGAAAATGTAAAATAAAAAGCTTTATTAGAATCACTGTCTGTCATTTGTGACCTAAATCTCCACGGAAAATCTTGATTAGTAATTAAGCTTTTTAGACTTAAAAAAAATTGTTTTTCTAAAAAATTTTTATGTATTTCGACTTTCATATGCTTATTTTATATACTTTCTTGACATTATAAATACCGCAATATATATCACAAGTAAAATATAAGACTACCAAAAAAAACAAAAACCCGATATAGTATAGATTATGCTACAAAAATTAGGATTTTTACCAGGGTTCAACAAACAAGTTACATCTACAGGAGCCGAGTCTCAATGGACAGGTGGTGAAAATGTACGTTTTAGATATGGTACACCTGAAAAGATAGGTGGTTGGTCTCAATTAGGAGACAAAAAACTAACTGGTGCTGCAAGAGGATTGCATCACATGGTTAACAAAGAAGGTATTAAATACGCAGCCATTGGTACAAACAGAATTTTATATGTATATTCTGGAGGAGTTTACTACGATATACACCCTTTAGTTAATCCATCAGGCACAGCACTTACTAATACATTTAGCACGACTAACGGACAATCAACTGTTACTATAACCTTTGCTTCTGCACACAATTTTCAAGTAGGTGATATTATATTATTTGGAGATCCATCTACATTTACAGCTATTACGGGTTCTAATTTTTCTTCTACTACTTTTTGTGATAAAAAATTTATGGTAAATTCCGTACCGACAACCACAACTTTAGAAATAAATGCTGGTGCTACTGAAACAGGAGGAGGAGCAACTACTTCTGGAGGCATAACTTATTTTCAATACTACCATGTAGGACCCGCTGAACAGGTTGGAGTTTTTGGTTATGGTATATCTCAATGGGGTGGTACAGTTACAAATCCACAAACTACTACATTGAACGGAGCATTAAATGCTGACTCTGCTGGAACCGGTGGTTCAGGAACCACGATTAATGTGGCAAGTACAACTGGATTTCCAAGCACAGGAACAAATTTTATACAAGTAGATAATGAAGAAATATCTTATACAGGAATTACATCTACAAGTTTTACTGGAATCACTAGAAATGTTAGAGGAACAGCAAACGCTTCTCACAGCAATGGTGCAACAGTTACAAACTTTAGTGATTATTCGGCTTGGGGTCAAGCAGCATCGACCACGGATAAAGTTGCAGAACCAGGTATGTGGTCATTAGATAATTTAGGAAGTACACTTATTGCTTTAATATTTAATGGTGAGTGTTTTGAATGGAATGCTGATGCATCTAATGCAACAGCAACAAGAGCAACAATTATATCAGGTGCACCAACAGCGTCACGTGATATGTTAGTGTCAACTCCCGATCGTCACTTAGTATTCTTTGGAACAGAAACAACTATAGGCGATAAAGCTACACAAGATGACATGTTTATAAGATTCTCGTCTCAAGAAGATATAAATACCTATACACCAACAGCTGAAAATAGTGCCGGTACACAAAGACTGGCTGCTGGATCACGGATCATGGGTGCTAAA